GGTGCCGGATCACCGGGGGCTTACGGGCCGCGCCTCGCGCGCGCGTACATAATAAGCGGCAAAAAATTTTGGCCTGTCCGGCGGGGCTGAGTAAGGGCTGCTTTGCCGCCTGATCTTGCGCCGGAACACCACGGCGGCGGAACAGGAAAACCGGCCTTATAGGAACAAGTTTTTCGAGACTTCGCGCATGGCGCGAAATGGTTTCCGTGATCGTCGGGGCGGCGCTGGAAAAACAATTTGCGAATGGGAGGAAAAGACCGTGGATTTTGTGGAAAAGCTGGTGGAGGGCATGAGGCGGCTTTTTGTGCGGAGAGCGAGGCGAAAAGCGCTCCGGCGGCGGTGCAGATACCTGTACAGCAGCAAGAGAAGATAAAAATGCCCCGGCGGGCCGTTTTGGTACGGTCTGCCGGGGTTTTGTTCTGCACGATAGCAAGTCGGATTTGTGTTATTCGTCGGCGGGGCTGTCAAGCTCCAGCGGACGTCCCTCGCGCTTCATGCGTTCTTCGCAGGCTTGCAGCACATACGCCTGTACGCTCTGCCCGGCGGCCTTGGCAGCGGCGCGGATGGCGTTGCCGATGGGCTTAATGGGGCGGGCGCTGATGCGGTCGCATTTGGCGTTGTAAATGTCGTTGTTGCGGCGCTTGCTTTCGGGTATGGGCATGGTCAATCCTCCTTTTCTGGCTCGTCGGGGCAGTCTGTCAGGTCGATCACGATGATCTCCGGCGGCTGCGGGGCGAGCTTATAATATTTTCCGTTTTCGTAGTGCTGATCGGTCACGCCGTCATACCAGCATATATCGCCGTGTTGTGCCTGCGCCGCCTCCATGCGGTCTTGTGCTTGCTGCTCGGTGAGGCCGTCAAAGGTGAGGCGCTGGCCGTCGGCAAATTCGGCCACAAGGCGGTACGCGGGGAACACTTCGGGGACTTCGTTCATGGTCTGCCTCCCTGTTCGGTTTTGTTTTGTCGCATTATAACACGCGGGCGTGTAAAAGTCTACGGGGCAATTTTGGCGGAGGCGCGGGCTTTAAGCGCCGCACGGGCGGTTTTGTAGTCGGGGAATACTTCGGCGGCGGGAAACTCTTTCATGCAGCAGTTCCACTTGGGGCGCGAGGTCTTGCGGAGATAGACGATTTCGCCGCAGTCGTGTTCCAAGTACCATTTTTCCAGCGTTCCGTCGTGGTTGAGCGTGTATCTTGTGGGGGCCGTGGTCGTGGCCATGGCGGTGTCCTTTCTGCCCTCGTGACCTCCGGGGCGGGCGTTTAACTTGCTGGTAACTTGCTGGGCGGTTTTGTTATTCGGTCAGGCCGAGGGCGCGGCGGGCGGCGATCTCGGCGTTTTGGGTCAACTGGCGTTGCCACGCGCTGTAGCGGGGAGACCAGCGGAAACCGTTTTGTTTCAGCGCGGCGCGGGTTTCCTCGTCGGGCTTCTCGTCAAAGAGTATCTGGAGGCGGTCGGCTTCGAGGTTGCGGACGATCTCGCCGCCGGAGAATTTTGTGCTTTCGGCGGGTTGCTCGGCCTGCTCCGTGCGCTTGTCCAGCTCGTCAAGACGGGCTTGTACGCGCTTGATCTTGCCGCGCAGGCTGGTCAATTCATAGTCGGGGATGGGGTGCTTTACCCACGGGCAGCGCTGGCAGGTGTCGGCAAAGTCGGCGGTGAGCTTGGCGGCGGCCTCGGCGGTCAGACCGGGAAAGCCGACAAAAGATTTGTGCTTGCGGTAATAGGCGTTCAGAGCCTTGTTGCGGTCAAGCTGGGCTTGCAGCTTTTGGAGCTGGTCAGTGAGCATTTCGCGGGCGTGGGGGTCGGCGAGGTCTACCGCGCCGGTGCCGACGGCCTCGATCTTGTTCAAGATGGCCTTGATCTCGTCGTACTCTTTCCAGAGGGTGTCCTCGCGGGACATCTGCTTTTCGTGCTTTTTCATGTTGTAATTGCCTGCGCCGGAAATGAACTGGCTGGGATAGCTGGCCTGATTGCGGTTGTAGTCGTTCGTCCATTGAGCAAGGCGGCGGGCGTAGCGGTCAAGCAGCGCGTCGAGCTTGTCGTGGTAGTAGGGGCTGACCTTGGATTTACGCGCCTCCACCAGCGCGGCGGCCTCGTCCACGGCGGCGCGGTAGCTGTTGGTGGCGCTGCCGGGCTGGTAGTCGCTCATGTGGACGCAGTAGTGAGCGTTGCGGGCCGTGTCCTCGTTGATCTCGTAGTAGCGGGCGGCGGGCTTTGCTTCGGCCTGCGACGTGGAGATCATGCTTGTCTGTTCGTACATGGTGTGTACCTCCGTTTTGTGTTTTGGGGTTTCGCTTATGGGGTGCCGTCGCTTTGTCCGGTGCGGCGGCTCCAAGGTATCCGGTTTTGTGGTCAGTCGAGGCAGGTTTCATAGCGGATGCGGTATTGCTCTTTCAGCTTGTCATAGGCGCGGGTGGTGACGGTGTAGGTGTTGCGCTCCTCGTCGTAGCTGATGCCGCGCCCGTGGAGCTGGGGCAGGTCGTCGCGGAGCGGGCGGAGAAAATAATGCTTGCCGTAGTAGGAAAGATCGGCGGCAAAGTCACAGCCCGTGGGGGCCTGCTGCATTTCGTAGCAGTAGACATATTCGCCGGGCTTGTTGGCCTGCACGGCGGGGGCCTTTTCTGCCTCTAATGCGGCGTAGTCCGGGGCGTAGCCGAACAGCTCGCCGGTTTTGGGGTCGTAGCGGGCGGCGGAGAAGTCCGGGACAAAAAGCGTTGTCTGCTCGTTGATCTGCTGGGCGTAGCCGCCGGGGACGGGGGCAAAGGTGCCGCTGATCTTGCGTTCGATGGATGCCATGTTGTTTACCTCCTGTTTTCGTTGTCGAGGGCGGCCAGAGCGGCGGCCATGCCCTGCTCAAAAATGCGGGTGTTCTCCGCGTTGGATTTTGTGAGATCGTTCGAGTAGCTGCAGGCGGGCCAGAGCGGGCAGTCACACGCGCCGCGTCCGGGGTTGTAGTGCTGATTGCAGATGGTTTCGATGCGTTCGCCTGTCTCGGCGGGGATGTAAAGCCATGCCATTTTGTGTACCTCCGTTTTGTGATTTGGTTTTGTGCGTGGGGTCGGGTCGCTTTGTTCGGTGCGGCCCGTCCAAGGTGTCCGGCTGCTGGGGGTCAGACGCTATCGGCCAGCGGGACGACGCGCCACTCCTCCGGGCGTTTCTTCGTGGCTTTGATCTGCTCCAGCGGCTCCCGTTCCTCGCATACGGCGTACTGCTTCCAACGGTAGCTTTGGCACGTGCGGTTTTTGGTCAGCGCCTCGCGGGGGATGTAAAGCTGCTTGTATTCCAGCGCGTACATGGTCAAGCCTCCTCGCTGATCTCGACGGCGGCGGGGCGGTGCTTGTGCATCGCGGCCTCGGCCTCGTCGAGACTGTGAAAATATCCGGCGGTGCTGCTGGGGTGACGCAGGCAGCAGCTATCCTCCAACACGGAATACCAGTTTTCAAACAGCGTTTCACCTGCAAGGCAAACGATGTCATGCCGCTCGTTCCCGTCGCGGTATTGCTTGATGATCTCCATTTTGTGTACCTCCATTTTGTGATTTGGTTTTGTGCGTGGGGTCGGGTCGCTTTGCTCGGTGCGGCCCGTCCAAGGTGTCCGGCTGCTGGGGGTCATTCGGCGGGGCCGTAAATGCTGTAATCGAGCGGAGCGCCGCAGCAAGGGCAGGTATCCGGCATATCGCCGTTGTCGTCGCAGAACAGAGCCGCGCAGCATACGCCGCAACGGGTGTTTCCGTGCCGATCTTCGTAAACAACGCACTTACCATTTTCCCATTCGCTCATGATTTGTTCCTCCTGTTTTGTGGTTTTTGGTGTTACCCATGAGCGCCCGCCCCGGCGGGGGCGGCTGGACTTGCACCAGCGGCGGCGGATGCCGTCGGCCTTGCGGGTTTTGGGTCAGGCGACGCGGAAATAATAGGCGTTCTTCTTGCCGCTCCACTTGCCCCCGGCGGCTTCGATCTCTTTTTCGTGGGGCTTTGTGTCTCCGGCCAGCCAGACAACCGGCGCGGCGGTGGTCGCGCCCTTGATGGTGGCGGTCAGGCCGTCCACCTCTGCCCAGCGGGCCGCGATGATCTCGGCGGCGGTCTTGGGTTCGACGGCCTCGGCGGCGGGCTGCTCCGTCTTGGTTTCGTGCAGCTCGGCCAGCTTGTTTTTCAGCTCGTCGATCTCGTTGGCGGCGCGGTACAGATCGCC